CATCCGACCCAGAATTTGCTGAAGATGTTATTGGTATGGAAGATACATTACCAGCTGAGATTTGGGATTTAAGATTAGGTCCAGTAATATGGGAAAAGTTTATGGAAGCTTACCCAGAGGAATTAATTACAAATGATGATAGTAGGAGAATACAAAATTATCTTTATTTTAGAATTATTAGTTTAGAAGCTGAACAATTTTTAGATTTAGCAAAGAAAATGTTATCAGGTAGTGATGAAGGGAAGATGTTAGTGAAAAAATTAGTTGATGAAATTGTAGAACAACTAAAGGAAGAAGATTATGAAGAAGCTGTAGGCGTTGACACAAATGATGATGACTCTTCTACTATGTTGGCAACAGAACCTAGTGGTTTTACTATAGATGATTTGATTGGTAGTTCTGATGAACCAGAAGAATTTGATGTAGACACTATTTTAGATAAGATTTCACGTTCTGGTGTGGACTCTCTATCTGCTGAAGAAAAGAAATTTTTACAAAGTTTCGGTAATTAATATAAACACTATTTCATTTTACATTTTATTTTACGATATTTATTAGTATGAAGAAGGAAGAATTAATAGCGGAATATGCAAAATGTTATAAAGACAGTTCTTATGCTATAAGAACATATCTAGAAACATACGATAATACCCAAAGTATGTATGTCCCTTTTAACCTTTTTCCTGAACAGGAAATGATGTTAAATAATTTTGAAAATTATAATGAAAACATCATCAAAAAATATAGACAAGCGGGGGTATCCACAGCTACAGCAGCCTGGATTTCAAAACAATTACAATTTGCCTCCAAATCTAAACCAGAAAAAGTATTAATACTTGCAAATAAATTAGACACAGCACAAGAGTTAGCAAATAAAGTTAGACAGTTTTTAAATCAATGGCCTGATTGGATTAATATTGGGTTTTCAAAAGAAAAGGACGCTCAGAAACACTATAAGTTAAATAATGGGTGTGAAGTTAAAGCCGTCGCAACTTCAGTAGATGCTTTGAGGGGATATACGCCCACCATACTAATATTTGATGAGGCTGCATATATTGAGACTGGTGATGATTTATGGGCTGCATGTATGGCATCATTATCTACAGGGGGTCAAGTTATTGTAATATCCACGCCTAATGGGTATGATAAAATTTATTATGAAATTTATGACCAGGCAATTCAAGGAATGAATAATTTTATAATATCTGAATTACACTGGGAAAACGACCCAAGATTTACTAAAGATTTAGTTTGGATTAAAACTAAAGATATTATTCATTACCTTTTAAATAGAGAGGATTATGATGATAGTCTAAATTTAATAGAAAAAGACCAAGATAAATTTAATGATTTAAAAAGAAAAGGGTATAAACCATATTCTTCTTGGTTTGAATCTATGTGTAAAAAATTAAAATTTGATAGAAGAAAGATATCTCAGGAGTTAGAAAGTGCTTTTCTAGGTTCCGGTGATAATGTTATACCAATAGAAACTATAGATAATATAAAAGAAACGATGGTTGAAGAACCTAAAGAAAAGTATGCCAGTGGACAACTCTGGGTATGGGAAGAAGCAGAGTTAGACCACAAATATATTATGGGAATAGATGTTTCTAGAGGAGACTCTGAAGATTTCACATCTATATGTGTTATTGATTTTGAAGAAAGAAAACAGGTTATGGAATATCTAGGTAAGGTTCCACCAGATTTGGCAGCTGATTTAGCATTTAAATGGGCTAATCTATATAAAGCTTATGTTGTAATAGATATAACAGGGGGGATGGGGGTTGCAACTGCTAGAAAATTACAAGAATTGGGTTATAGAGATTTATATGTAGAAGGTGCAAATACCGCCGATAAATGGAAGTACAACCCAAAACTATTAGAAAAAATACCAGGCATAACTTTTAATAATAAAAGAGCACAGATTGTTTCTGCATTTGAAGAAACATTAAGACATGGGTTTATAATAAAATCACATAGGCTATTAAATGAACTTTATACTTTTGTTTTTGTAAATGGAAAACCAAATCATATGAAAGGTAAACACGATGATTTAATAATGGCACTAGCTATGGCAATTTATGTTGGGGAAAGTTCGTTCTCCCAATTGAAAAAATCGGATGATATGACAAAAGCAATGTTAAATAGTTGGGTGGACGTTACAGAAGATAGAAAAGAAACTCTTGTAGATTTACACCCTATACGAAATTCAGAAACTTTAACTCCGAGAGTAAGACCTCACGTAGGTAGTGAACAATTATATAAAGAATATAATTGGTTATTTGGGGATGTTAAAAAAAGGTAAGGGTATTCACTATTTATAATAAGATTATTATTATTAAGATATGGCAGAAAATTTAACGATATTTCAAAAACTAGGTAAAATGTTTGGCCCCGATGGGCCTAGACAAGAAAGCCCTACATACACACAATATAAATTTAATAAACAAGATTTATTAAAAACAACATCTAAAGCTCAATTTGAAAAAGAAAAATTAACAGCACAACAAACAGTCTATCTTGCCAATCAATGGCAGAAAATAGAAAACGAAATTTACACACAATCAGTTTACTATGAACCAACTAGATTAGCATCGTATTATGATTATGAATCAATGGAATTTACACCAGAGATTTCTGCAGCGTTAGACATTTACGCTGAGGAATCTACAACACCATCTGATGAGGGTCATATATTAACCATATATTCTGAATCTTCTAGAATAAAATCTATATTAGCTGACCTCTTTAATAATATACTAGACATCAATACTAATCTACCAATGTGGATTAGAAACACAACAAAGTATGGTGATAATTTTGTTTATTTAAAAATAGACCCAGAAAAAGGTATTATAGGGTGTAGACAATTACCTAATGTAGAAATAGAAAGAATAGAAGCCGGGTCTTTTCCAACACAACCTCCTACAGGGGAAGAGGAAAAAGAAAGAAAAATAAAATTTGTTTGGAAGGATAAATCCATGGAACTAAATTCTTGGGAAATGGCACATTTTAGACTTTTAGGTGACGATAGAAGATTACCATATGGTACTTCTATGTTAGAAAAAGCTAGAAGAGTTTGGAAACAATTATTATTAGCAGAAGACGCTATGTTAGTTTATAGAACGGCTAGAGCACCCGAACGTAGAATTTTTAAAATATTTGTAGGTAATATGGACGATAAGGATGTTGAAGCTTACGTACAAAGAGTAGCCAATAAGTTTAAAAGAGACCCAATAGTTGACCCTAATAATGGCCAAGTAGATTTACGGTATAATCAAATGGCTGTCGACCAAGATTTCTTTATACCTGTAAGAGACCATGGCGCTCCTAGCCCTATAGAGACTTTACCTGGAGCAACTAATTTAAGTGAGATTGCAGATATTGAATATATACAAAAGAAATTACTAGCTTCACTTAGAATACCAAAAGCATTTTTAGGGTTTGAAGAGGTAGTTGGTGAAGGTAAAAATCTAGCTTTATTAGATATTAGATTTGCAAGAACAATTAATAGAATCCAGAAATGTATAATATCAGAATTAAATAAAATAGCTATAATACATTTATATGTATTAGGATTTGATGAAGAATTAGATAATTTTGCTTTAGGATTAACCAACCCATCTACACAGTCTGAATTACTTAAATTAGAGGCTTGGCAAAGTAAAATTACCTTATATAAAGATGCTGTAAGTGACCCAGGTGGTGGGATTTCCCCAGTATCAGCAACTTGGGCCAAAAAACATGTATTAGGTATGAGTGATGAAGAAATTAAATTAGATTTACAACAACAAAGATTTGAGAAAGCAATAGCTAAAGAATTAGAAGATACTGCTACTATTATTAAGAAAACAGGTGTATTTAATCAGATAGATAGACTTTATGGCGATATAGAAGGCACTGAAGAAGAAGAAGGTGAAGAAGGAGGTTTACCGGGAGAAGAAGAAACAACAGCTCCACCGCCTATGATGGGAGGAGGACCACCCCCACCACCAGAAGAAGGAGGGGGTGAAGAACCAGAGGCGGCAGCAGAAAGTTTTATAAGAGAAAAAGACTTACCTCTAATACTTGAAAACAAGGGAATCAATTTACCCAATATAGAAGAAATGACTAAAAAAGCTAATGAAGAGATAGACAAACTTAATAAAGAGATAGATAATTTAGTTAAAGAGTAGATATTTATTTAAAAAAGTATTTATGAAACCATTTAGTTATTATAAAAAAAATATAGATTCTATATTAGAAAATTCCTATTCAGACAAAAAATTATTTAAAGAAAATTTCCATATTATAATGGGAGCACTTAAATTATCAAAACCATTCAGAGAATTTTTTACATTATATAATGATATTGAACAAAAAAAGTTTAATGATAAATCTGAATTAAATGAGTATATAAATGAATCTATTACATATTTGAGACCTAAAATAGCATCTATTAAAAAAGTTTGCAATCTATTAGAGAAAGTCTTTAGTAAAAGAACACATCTCATTAAAGAATCAAATAATGAAATATATAAAGGTTTAGATTATTTGATTTATAAAAAAGGAGTTAGAAATATTACTAATAAATTAAATGTAAAAAAGAATTTGGTAGAAAGTATTATAAATAAAAAATCTACTAAAAAACTAGAAACTCATCTAATACCAAAAACATTAGCTTATACTTTATCAGAAAACTACAATAAAGAATTTTCGAAACTATCATTAAATGACAAAGAACTTCTATCTGAAATTTTGAATATAAAGAAAGGTAATTTAAAAGAACAAATTAACGGTATGAAAGATAATATTTTAAGCAAAATTAATTCTTTAGTTAAAGAAAGTAATGAAGAAAATTTAAAGGCAAAATTGACGCAAACTAAGAATGTTGTTTTAAAAATGAAAACAGACAAGCTATCCTTACTAAGGTTAAAACAACTACACCAAGATTTGAATTAGTAATCTGAAAATCCTATACTTCTATTAAAGAATATGAAGTATGAAAACAGGAAAAACAATCCCAATTAAGGTCCATCCAGAATTTAAAGCACATATAGGCACCGTGGACTCAAAAAACTTAAAATCTATATATGTACAATTCTCTACTTGGGCACAACCCATTAAAGAATATAATTGTTGGGGTTGTGTAGTTAAAAGTTTTAGAAAATTATTGAAAACAGGAATGGCAAGACTAATAGATGATAATAATTTCAAAACTAATATGATAGTCGATTTAGATTTAAGAAGTAGTGGGATTTCCATAGGGAAAAAATCTTTTATGAAATGTGAAATAACATTTTTTACTAAAAGTAAATTAAACTTAAAAAATAGACAAACTATAACATCTATAGAAGAAAAAACAAGAAAATTAATCACAGAAGAATTAAAAG